TATAGTGATTCTCAGGTTATTTGGGCAACTGGTGATGGATATAATGTTGATGTTAATACACCTACTTATCAAAAATTTTTAACAATTGCATTAACAATTGGTGCTAAGTATGATAAAATAAAAACAGATTTAATTTCAAGATTTTTAACACCTTCTTCACTTAAAACATATGACCTTACTGAAGAAGGAAAAGTAAATAAACTTTTAAGAATCTATGGAAGAGAATTCGACCAAATAAGACAATTTATTGATTCATTAGTTAATATTAATAAAATAACTTATGATAAATTAAATAATGTCCCTGACCAAATCGTAAAAAATATGGCAAATACATTCGGTTGGGATTATTTTTCTTTAGTGAATGAAAGTGAGTTAGTTGAGGGTTTTCTTACTGTTGATGACACAGAAAGAGATTTAAATGAAGACATATTACCAGCAGAAATTGATGTTGAATTATGGAGAAGAATTTTAAATAATACAAGTTATTTCTGGAAGTCTAAAGGTACTCGTCAAGCAATTAAATCAATGTTTTTATTGATTGGTATTCCAGAACCTTTTATTAATATAACTGAATATGTATATACTGTTGAAGGAAAAATTAATCCTAATACAGTACCATTGGCTCAAGATGATTTTCCTTCAAATTCATTACCTTATGATACTGAAGGTTATCCAGTTGCTCCATTAGAAACCAATGATTTTTATTTTCAAATTAGTGGAAATACTGATGCTGGTCAAGCATATCTTGATGTATTTCGTATGGCTGGTTTCAACTTAAAACAAACTCCTGATAATAAAAAGTCATGGGTTCAAACTGGTACAACTACAAGAGTTCATTATAGTACTCCACAATATTATCAAGAGGATAGTAAACTTGTAATTAATACGAAAGAAGTTGATGTTGCACTTGATACTGCACGTGGTATTGAATATGATGTTTATAAATATATTCAAAAAGATTTCGCTGCAAATTCAAGTGGATATACATTACCATATTCATATGTAAACATATCATTACCTGTTGTTGGAAGTCAAAATACTTTCAACCTACCTTTTAATGTTAATGAAATACAAGGTGATTTTGAAGTAAGATATAATGGAATATTATTAAATGCACCTACAGTTAGCGGTGTAACGAATTTAGCTGAAGCTGATTATACCGTCTCTGGTAATCAATTTACAATTACTACTGGAACTGCAATCAATTCTGGTAATCGAAGAGATGTTATTCAAGCAACATTAATTGCTACAGGTTCTACTGGCATTGCTATTAGTGGAATTACTGTTGATTATATAGTAACTCGTGTTAAGGCAAACCTAACTGGAACTTATGTTCCATTACCAAGTTTTCCACGTGGTGATGTGCAGGTAACTATAAATGGCATTGCTCTTACTAAAGGAACTTCTCAGTTTGTTGCAGACTATATTTTAGACCCAGCAAATTCAAGTGGTGGGACAAATCAGATAATAATTCAGAATCCCGATGTTATTTCATATTTAAATGATAATCCTGATGTGCAAATATCTTATGTGGAAGTACAAGGAAGTAATGATATTAATTTAAGAAGTGAAGTTATTAGAGTTGATAGTTTTAATTCAAGTAAAATTTATTTTAATAATAGTGCAAATAAATATGTATATAAACTTAATTATAAAGTAAATAATGCTAAAGAAGTTAAGTTTTTAATTGATGGAATTGCATTAGAACCACTTACTGATTATAATATTAATGTACAAAACCCTTACGAAATATTCTTACCAAAAGGCATTAGATATGGAACTGTAATTAGTGCATATTATCTTGTTGGTGGTAGCGGTGCGTTTTCACCAGTAGTTAATGATTCATTTGGTCTTGGAGATATAAGTCAATTATCATTTCTTGAATTTATTGAATTAATTCAACGAAAAATGATTAACGCTCGAAACAGAAAAGTAGTGACTGATTTTAAAGGTGGTTGGTATCCATCATTATTGAGACTTTATGAAATATATTTAGAAAGAGCATTGCTTTTAAGTAGTAATCCATTACAATCAAATGGATATACATTTGAAAATCTTTATCCGTTTTTAAGTAAATATAATGCCTTCTTTCAAAGGTTTGTTGACCAATTATTGTCTGCAACAATTATAATAAGAAGAGGTGGGTTATTAATTAGAAATAGTGTTTTTACAAAACAAAAACATTGGTATAAAAGAGGCGTGAACGTTGCTGACCCAAATAATGTTGGTTATGATATGAGAGGTAATTCTTCAGTTCAATATTTTGGAGATGATGGAAGTAAATTTCAAATTATTCAAGAAATTGCTCCACCTCCTCCACCGCCACCACAATTATATGTCGAAACCACACCTGCTACTCTTGGTAGCATAATAACTGGCGGTAAAAATATTATTGGTCATGATATTTTAACATCATATGGAATTGAATATAATACTACTTGTTATACTAGTCATTGGACTAGATTAGTAACTAATGGTTCGCTTTCAAATAATAGTTTTACTACAACAATTCCAAGTACACCACCAGATTTAACATATAATTTTAGAGCATTTATTCAATCAGGAATTTATGGGTATACTGGAAATACCGAAAATTTTACAACACCACCAGCAGTAGTAACTCCAACAATTAACACAAAAATAGGTTCACCATCTACTACAAGTATTAATTATACTGGTGGTATTAATATTATTGGAAATCTTGAAGTTCAATATTATGGTATGCAATATAGAAAAACAAATCTAATTACACCTAATCCTTGGATATTATATCCAAACCCACCAATAAATGCTAATGAAACTCCATTACAATCAGATTGGTATAATATAGATATCACAGGTTTAGATGCTAATACTTCTTATGATTATCGTGCACGTATGATTGTTAATGGTATTGTATATACAGGTAATTCATTGACAACAACAACAGATGCAATACCAACAAATATACCTGTAGTGACAACTGGTCATGTTGAATTGATTAGTACAAACGCATTATATGTTGCAGGTAATTTATTGAACTCATCAGGTAATTCAACAATAACTGAATACGGTACATTATATGGAGAAAGGTCAACTCTTACAAAAGGTGCTTTAGGTACGTCTTGTGTTAGTAGTCCATTTGGAATTACAGATGGTACGACATGGGATAATAATATTTCAGGTCTAATTTGTGCTACAACATATTATCATAGAGCATATGCTACAAATAGTGTTGGTACTGGTTGTGGTAGTGTTAGAAGTGCAGTTACTTCAGGAGAAATAACACCACCAACAGGTTATGCTGTTAAAGTTTATTATGACTGGTGTGATACAGTAAATACTGATTCTAATGATGGTATTGCAGGTACTGTTAGATTAAAGGAAGGTGCAACGACTAAAGAAATATGTTCATTGGGTACATCAAGTTCACCGAATCATACTGGATATCATAATTTTACTGCTGCTCCTTCTAGTACTAATTCAGTTGATTTAAGTACTATTGATGGAGTTATAAATAATATGTCAGTCAGAGCAGATTTGTGTTGGTCAACTAGTAGTACTTTTAATACGAGCACTAATACAACAAGTATTAATAATATAACTAAAACTTGTACATATTGGGTAAGAGTTGTATATAATGGAGCTTAAAATAAAATTAATTGTATTTATATAAAAAGAAATTTAAATGGCATTTATAGAGAAAAAAAATCCAGTGGTAATGAATATTAAATTAACTTCAAAAGGTAGGGAACTATTAGCTGGAGGTAATTTAGATTTTAAATATTATGGTATTGGTGATAGTGAAGTTGATTATGAATTTAATGCCGAAGTAAATGCTGTTGATAGTGAATATACTGCTTTTGATTCAAGTATTTTAAGGGCAGGAGATAAAAATCCAAAGATAATATCATTTATTCCAAGAAATCTGAGTGGTGATACATATAATGAATTAACAACTATTCCTGTAACTGCATATGCTGTTGAAAATCAAGTAGAATCTCTGGGATTTTTTACTAATAATAATACTGAGTATATTATAGATAGTAATCATGTGAAACAACCAGATGTAATGATTGATATGCAATATATTAATGGTGGTAATGTTATTAAATTAGAAAAGGCATCTACATATGGTACAAGTGGAGAAGAACCTGCTGTTGGTGATATTTTATTTGTTAAATGGACATATTATCTCGATACAATAGGATTTGTTGTTCAAAAAAATAACCCAACTCCGAATTTATTCTATAAAATTATTGAAATTATTACTGGTACGTTAGCTGGGACAGGTGTTAGTGTACGTGTTGATAGAGAAATACCTGATTTTAATGCACCATTGCCTGTTGGAGTCAAAGCAGGTGCAATGATATTATATAACGAACTTACTTTTAGTGGAGATACTATAATTAATATGTCTGCAACTGATTATCTTGATGAAAGTGTATTATCTTTTCTTGAAAACAGTCAGTGCCCTACTATTGTTTTTCCTTATTGGAATATGTCAATTATTTATACTGAAGAAATTGCAGGGGTACAAGCAGGAAATTTAAAATATACTCAATTTAAAGATAGAAAATTTGGTGGTTTTGTATCGTATATTCAAAATCAAGCACCTGTTTATAAAAAATTAGGAGTAATACATTATACAAATAGTAGTCCAGCGAATGTATATGGAGAAGGATTTCTTCATGACACACCAACACTTGATATTCCAACAATAATGTGGCATAAATCAAGTACTCAGACGTTGGGTGTGACATTATCAGCAGTTGGTGGTCAGAAATTATTAGCTGGTCTTGATATTTATTATTATGATTTGGCTGATGAAACAGGATTTATTGTTGGGAAAATATTTTCAAATTTAAAAATATTTGTAATTGAAGACCAAGAATTACTTTTTGCTATGTCATATAAATCAAATAGGTCTTGGACTCTTCCTGATTTTACAGTTCCAACAAACAGTAAAATAACACCACCTGAAGAAGTATTAGTTGATACAATTGTTGGTTCTATTTATTTTGGTAATAACATTTTAACTGGTGGTGAAAATATCATTCAGCCTTCTCCTATTGATAAATATGGAATGCAATACAAAAAAAGTAGTGATACTGCATGGATTTTTACTCCAATTGAATTAATAAACGGACCTCTTAGTGGCAATATCTGGCAACAAGGAATTGTTAATTTAGATACTAATACTGATTATGATTATCGTGCATATATATTATATACTAATGGTATAACTACTAATGGCAATACATTACAAATTAGAACGTTAACACCGACAACAACGACAACAACAACGACTGCTGCACCGACAACAACGACAACAACAACGACTGCTGCACCGACAACAACGACAACAACAACGACAACAACGACAGTACCTGTGCCTGCGGTGACAACAGGTATTGTTAGATTAGCTGGCACAAATTCTATTAGTATAAAACTTAATACATTGACTAATTCATATAATTCAACAATAACTGAATACGGTACATTATATACGACAGGGTTAACTCCAATAAAAGATGCTGTAGGTACGTCATGTGTTTCTAATTCAGGTCCTTTGACGGTAGGTACTACATGGATTGATAATCTTACAGGATTGGCTAGAGATACTACATATTCTT